TTTGGTCTTGTCTTTCTTACCCCGAAACGAGATGGTACGTAGGCAGACACTTTTTAAAACAGATCAGGGAATCCACGTTGGTGACGTTTAGGAAAGTCTGCAAAAAGCATCACATTCCAGTTTCGTTTTTTCACATCAACGAGAACGAGGTGACGATAAAATTTAGTAATGGATCGTTTATTGGGGGGATAGAATTACGGCACAAGCCAAGCGACGCGGAATATGACGGATTTGGCTCGACTGAATACACCGGAGGTTGGATTGAGGAAGGCGGGGGGGTTGCTTATAAGGCTTACGAAATCGGCAGGATGAGTATAGGCCGGCACCTAAATAAGGAATATGGGATTTACGGGAAGTTGTTTATTACGGCGAACCCTGCCAGAAATTGGATGTATAGCATTTTTTACCGGCCTTGGAGTTTGGGGAATCTTCTTCCAGGAAGAGTGTTCATCCAGGCCTTTGTAACGGATAACACAAAAGTTGACGCCGGGTACAAAGAGCGGCTGGAGGGCTTAACAGGATCGGCCAGGGAACGGCTACTTTTGGGGAATTGGGATTACGAAGACGACCCATTAGCGTTGATAGAATATGATGCCATTGTCGATTTGTTTACAAATGACTACCTTCGTACCGACGAAACGAAAAAAAGGTTAGTGATAGATGCGGCGATGTACGGATCAGACCTTTTTAGGATGGGCGTTTTTTACGGGGATGTTTTGGTGGATCACACATGGATGCCGAAAAGCGGGGGGAAAGAAATAATCACAAAAGCGAAAGGATTACAGGCAAAGCACGGCATAAGAGCGTCAAATATACTTTATGACGCGGATGGTGTAGGCGCTTTCATCGGAAACAAGGGGGGGTTCATTCCCGGGGCGGTTGCCTTTCACGGCAACGCATCCCCGTTGAAAAGAAAGTACGATAAAGTTACAGATTATGCTAATTTAAAGGCTCAATGTGGGTATGCCTTAGCAAGCGATCTGAACGAGGGTAAAATGTGGGCCAGGGCGGTAACGGACGAGAAAGACAGGGAGATGCTTTCAGAGGAGTTAGCCCAAATTAAGAGGGGTAAAGTTGACACGGATGAAAAGTTAACCCTGATGAAAAAAGAACTTATTGTCGAGGCGTTAGGGAGAAGCCCGGATTTTTCGGATTTATTTTTGATGTCGAGGTATTTTAAAATAGTTGAATCGTTAAAAAGGCCTGCTCACGAAAGGCCACTTCATTGAATGATATGAACGAAAATAACAGTTTTTCGATTAAAATATCTGACATTAAATTTATTGAGATGATCGACGGCATTGTTACCGGAATCAAGATGAAACGAAAGGGAACCTATAACGGAAAACGGTACGAACGAGCGCCTGTTCTTCACTCAATCACAACTGAAACTCCCGCCATTGAGCAGGATATAAAAACAATCGAATGACGATACTTGAACAAACGTTAGCCCTTTACGAACGGCTACAAAAAGAAAAAAACCCTTCGCATACCGCTACCAGGTCAATGGAGGGGTACATTACTCAGCATTTTGGCCGAGAAGGTATGCTGGCAGTTGCGAAACTTAAATCGGTTCGGCCGGCAACCGTAAACAAGGGTGAACCCAGGGAGATGCGCGAATTCAAACCAACTGTGGGAAAGCAAGCGGCTTCGCTTACGCCGGTATCAGCGAAGCCCCGCAAGGAGTTCAAGCCGGTATCCAGTCCGTCAGAGCCCAAAGAATTATCCAGCCCGGAGGTAAAAAAAGATGTTGTGGTAAGTAATCCAGTTGTGGCAAATACTAAGACAGTAAACAAGGCATTCCTTTTGGAAAAGCCTTCTACGTCTGATATTATGGGGAAATACTCCCCCGAGCAAATCAAAGCGTTCTTCGACGCCGAAGGAATTACATATTCCGCTGAAAAGTCACACCGGCAACTCGCAGGACAACTGGTAAGGCTGAATGATTAAAATAATCTTAAAATCAAATACGGGGTTTTCAAGGACGATACAAGCGCCGTCTTCCCTTTCGGAACTGCCACTTCCGAGGTATGTTGATTTTTTGGTAGAACAGCGAAAGATTGGATATGATGTGAACAACGTCGAAATCATGGCTAAGGCCGTCGAGGCGTTCTACAAAATCCCGATGGATGAGATACTATCCCAAACATCGGGAAATCTGTACGGAAAAGATATTAAGGGGTTGGAGGGATCATTAAGGGGCTTATATTCTTATGCTTCTAAAATGGTTGCCGATGGATTAGGAAGGATACCCAACGAGACAGTCAGTTTTCAATACAAAGGTGAGACTTATGTAATGCCGGTGATTTTAAAACAGGCATTAGCTGGTGAACTTATCTTGCCAGACGTTCAGACGATTGAAGCCATTGAGGCAGCGGAAATTCAGAGGCACACGAGCCAGCAGATCGAAGCAGTCGGGGATCCGGTCGGAAGTTTAAAAAGGAAAATAATGGAGTTGGTCACGGAGCATGCCGAAACACACGGGGCCGATCCTGGATTAGTGAAAGAAGCAAATCAGATTATTGAGGCGGAAACCGAAAAATTAGGCGACTCGGATGGTACACTAAGGTGTACAGAGTTTTTGAAAATGTGCGCGATAATGTACAAGAAAGAGGGGGAACACTTACCGGTTAACGACGGCGATAGGGAAAAATGGATCAACGACAGGGCGATACACTTTTGGGAATTAGATGCCCAAACCTGCCTGAATGTGTCTTTTTTTTTTCGGAGTATTTCGCCGCGCTTAGAAGGCACAAAAGATATGTTTGGTTTTTTGAGGGAAGAAAGTTCGAAAGTTCTGGCGGAGATATTAAGTCTGAAATGGCTGCTTTCGATAGAGCGCAGGCTCACAACGAAAAGGTCTTTAGTCGAGTTGGGTGGAGAGGGTTAATCCTTCTTTTGATGGAAAAAAAATGGTTCAACAGCCCTAATATGTCGCCTTACGAAAGTGCATGCAGGGCTAATTTTGAAACCGTTGTATCTTTGATAAGTGTTGAAAACGCAAGTGCATGATAAATGACTGACCTGACGCTCAAAGACTTCTTCCAAATAGGGAAGAACGCCGCGCAACTTTATCCGCAAAGCACCCCATGCCTGCAGCCGCAGGCTTTTCGCGTTTTGCAGCGCCAACGAGGCACAGAGGTCGGGGAAGACAATTTAGGTGCCGTTCCAACCGATAAAGACAATCCATTTTTTTGGTCAAGAAGGTGGCACAATGCCAAGTACAATCCGAATTCAATTTCCTTTGAATGGCCTATCCTTACAATGTTTGAGGCGTACAGCGAATCGAAGGATTCCCCGATGGGCGACATTTTCAGGAGGTGTTACCGGGTTCAATTGTCGGTTTTAGACAAGTACAAAGAAGAATGCACCACGATAAAACATAGGGGCTGCGAAGCAAGAACGGTCAATCAGATTTACATTGACACCGAAAAAATACTGGACGGTGTTTTGAAATACTTCGGCAAAACGGTTATCGCAACGACGGATGACTGTTCAACTCCAAAGGTTTACTATCTGCCCTGGCTGATTGTCCAACGAGAAAACGCGGGGCTGAACTTTGATGTTTTATTTGAATTGCAGGACAAGTTAAACGCCCAAAACCCAACTGTAAGATTTGGGCGTGTGGAAAGACCTACTCAGCAGATTTACGGCACGGAAGTGTTCTTGAATTTTTGCACCACGAATTGCGAATCAATCGAATATAACTTAGACATTCCCGACTTCGGTACAGTAGCCTTTGAAGCGGGATGTTCAAACTGTTGAAAATGATTAAGAATCTTTTTAAAAGAGACGGCTATAAAAAGAACATCGTTGCCGATGCAAGGGCACGGGTTGCCCAAACGGCCATGAAACAAATCATAAGCGACATGCTCGCCGAAGAGAACGCGATATTTGAACGGGCATGCCGGGAAAACGCCGAACCTCCGTTAACTGAAATCAGCATAGAGATTTTGGAACTGAATGGAATTGTAATGTGCCAATTTTCCGATGATGACGGTTCAAGAAAATGGTTGGAGCAAAGAGGTACGATAATTTCACCTGTTGTTGTGCAAAAATTTAAGATATGAAATTATCGTACGTATGCCTTTTTTTCCTTTGTTCATGTTCAAGAGAGTTATACTTCGTTGATCCTAAAATGAAGGTCAATGTCGTAGAAACAGTAAATAAAAATGTTACAGACTCTACATGTGTGAAACTGTATGATTATATTTTAGTTGGAGGCGAAAAAGTGCCCGTTGAGGTTAAACTTTATGGGGTAATAACCAACAAAGAGCAAATAAAGAGAGAACAGGAGGCAGATAGAAAATACTCAATAATGATAGGAGTGTGGAGCGGAATTGTCGCGCTAATTGCAGGGCTAACTGTTCACGGATCAACGCATTGACCTTTCTGGAAGACATCCGCCCGATTGTTGAAGAGGTTATGAAAACCCTACAATCAGGATTCAGAAATGAGCAAGAAAAGCAGGGGCACAAACTGACTGGAAAGTTGGGAGATTCGATTGAATACGAAATATCTCAGGATGGAAAGGATGTAAAGGCGACTATGTATGCCGAAGACTACGGGGTATACGTGGAGCTTGGTGTATCGGCAAGCAAGATTCCATTTAGCGGCACCGGGGGCGGCGGCACGTCAAAGTACATTGAAGGGCTTATATCGTTTTGGGAGTTAAGAGGTCTATCAGGAAGGGAGGCAATAGGGGCCGCGTTCGCAACCGCACACGTACACGCAAGGGAAGGCATGCCGTCAAACGCAAGTGCAAGGTTTTCATCAACGGGTGAAAGAACAGGTTTTGTCCGGGCGGTAGTTGAAAAGAACCTGGAAGGAATCGGAAGGTTAATAGAAGACAAGTATGGCGCTGTTTTAGAATTACGATTTGCTGAAATGTTCAACCCTGAAAATACGGGATTAGACATTGGTGTAATAAAATTAAGAGCATGAGCAAAGTTATATTCGAACTTGTTGTCCAGGATGTCAATTTGTCCGCCGAACTTGTCAAGCAAAAGGCGTTAGTCAAGGACTTGGCCAAGGAACTGCTGGGTATAGAGAAGGGCACGGTAAAGGAAAGGGAACTTGCCGAACAAATCGGTAAAACAAGGGCCGAGATCATAAAGTTAACCGCCGAACAAAAAGCACTCAATAAGGAGTTTGCCGCCACGCAAGTACCTAAAGATTCTTTGGCGGGGCTTAGATTAGAGTATTCAAAACTTACCGATCAGATCACAAAATTATCGAGGGCGGAAAGAGAGGCCGACTTCGGCAAAAGACTGATAGCGAACGCCAACGGCATAAAAGGCGAAATAAACAAAATCGAGGAAAGTGTAGGAAGATTTACGGGCAGTGTTGGAAATTACAAACAGGCCAGGCTTCAACTTGCCGACCTTATCACCGGTGGTTTAGCGACGGGGGGGATAGTGGTAGCGCTTTCGAAAGTTATTGAAATTACAAAAATCGGAATATCCGAAACAATAAAATACGAAAAGGCGCTGGATAGATTGCAGGCGCTCACCGGGGTTACGGACAAAGAATTAGAGGGATTCAAGCAGGTAGAAGAATCACTAAGGTCGATTCAGGTAAAGGGGGAAGAGATAGTAAACACCGGGACCGATATAACTAATGCGCTCACCTTGGTAGGTTCTGCCAGGCCTGAATTATTGAAAAGCGCCGAAGGATTAGGAGAGGTTACAAAGCAGGCGATAATATTACAAAAAGCATCTGGCGATAGCCTGGATGCGTCCGTAAAAGCCCTTACGACCACAATGGGGCAGTTCAACGCTGAGGCGGGGGATGCTGGAAAATTGGTAAATGAGTTAGCGGCGGGCGCAAAAGTTGGATCGGCTGAAATTCCAGATATTACACAAGCCTTAGCGCAATTTGGGGCGGTTGCTAAATTGACAAACGTTTCAACGTCGGAATCTATCGCCCTAATTGAAACCTTGGCAAAGTCAAAAATTCCGATAGAACAAATTGGAACCCAGTCGAGAAACATACTTACCGACCTTGCCAGTGCCGAGGCTTTGCCCCGAAAAGCGCAGGCAGCGTTTGCTAAATTTGGAATTGACCCAAAGGTTTTAGCCGATCAAACATTAACACTCACTGAAAGGCTTACGGAACTGCAAAAGTTAAAAGGTGACATTCCCGCCCTAAAAGCAATTTTCGGAAAAGAAAATTTGCTGGGCGCGGCGGTTCTTTCAACGAATGTAGCCACACTCGAGGAGTTAAGGATGGGTATAATAAACACAAGCGAAGCGTTAGACCAAGCGGCTATTAATGCAGATAACACAAGCACGGCCCTTTTGAACCTCAAAAACAAGGCATTAAATCAACTACAAAAAGATTTTCAAGACGGGTCCCCACTTATTAAGAGTTTCGCGGAAAGCCTTGGAAGCTTATCGGATAATGGGGTTTTGAGTTTTTTGTTGAAGTTCACAAATCAACTCAGCTTAGCATTTAATGCGGTTCAGTTAATACGGAATCAAATAAAAATAGTTAGCGGTGAAGCAAGAACGAGCGGATTTTTAGGGTTTTTAAAAGGCGATATATTACCCGATGTCCAAAAGGCGACCTCGTTAGATTTTGAAACATCACTTGGAATACCTAACAAAGAAACATCTAAAAGCGTATTAGGGCTAACACCGGAAGAAAAAACGGCGGCGCTGTTAAAGAAGATAGAAGCCGAAGGGGACAACGTTTCAGAGAAAAACACTAAAAACGCAAAAAAGAAAAAGGAAGAAGATTTAGGAGCAATCGACTCTTTAAGGTCTTTGGAAAAAGCAGTAAGGGATATTACGGATCAGATAGAAAAAGCTCCTGCCGATGCTAAAATACTCGATCCGCTCGTTGCGAAACTCGTATTTGCCGAGGCGCGGCTTAAGGCGTTAAAGTCGAGGTTAGATGAAATCAGAAATCCAGACAAAAGAAGTGAACAGGATCGGGCTAACGCGGGCTTTTCGGAGTTAGGTGATTCGCCCACGGTTGAGGTAGACCGAGCAAAGTCTATTTCTACTGAAATAATAGACGTCGAAAAATCGACAGATGAACAGGTTTTAGAACTGCACCGATAGCTTACGGAAGCATCATTAGAGCTAACAAGAACCGAAGCGGCGGAAAAAAAACGACTTGCTGAGGAGGAAATAGCAAGGGATAAGGAACGAAGAAAACAGATATTTGATGCAGCCGTTGATTCGGCATATAGTATCGCCGGTGCATTAACCGACATTTCAATAGCCAAGCAACAGCAGGAACAAACATTACAGGAGCAAGCATTAGAGGCTGAGTTTCAAAAGAGACGAGACGCCGCAGCAGGTAACGCTCCGAAGTTGGTAAAGATCGAAAAGGACTACCAAAAAAGAAAACTTGAACTCGAAAAACAATCCGCCGAAGAAAGGAGAAAGATAGCCCTCAAAGAGGCAATCATCCAAGGAGCGTTGGCAATTATAAAGGCCTTGGCAACGGGGAATTACTTCGCGGCAATCGCTGCCGGTATCGCAACCGCGTTACAAATCGCAGTGATAAATAAACAAACCTTCGCCAAGGGTGGCGCGGTTAAAAGCGGAACATTTGGCGGGAAGTCACACGCTCAGGGTGGTACACAAGGCCATTTTGATGATGGCACATTTGTTGAAGTTGAAAAGGATGAAGACTTTATAATATTAAACAAAGCGGCATCTTTTGAAAGGAAACGGCTTTCTAACTTAAATTCAAGATTCGGAGGTCGGAGATTCGCCGCTGGAGGGTCGCTGGACTTTACCCCTCAAATTGCGGTACCTTCGGCATCTCCTGGGACCACGTTAGTTGTGACAGCACAAGCGGCGTTTACCGACGACCAGATCAGATTAATGGCCAGGGAGATAGCGACCCAAAACGCGATAGGAACTCGCCAGGCCATAGGCGAAGGATTGAACGACAACAACAGACTACAAGAACGCAAGGCCGCAGCGGCTATAAATTCAGTAATATGACATTATTATCGAGTGAGCCGTCTTTGGTTGATCCGCTTGGAGTGAGTGAATGTTTGCCGTTTTGCGTGCTTGCAGACGATGCGGACGCTGTTTTGGTCGCCGGGAACGCGGCAAGTTTTAGCGCGATATTCACAGGTAGCGTATTGGCCAACGGCACCACGTTTAAAATGTGGGGTTATGACTTCACAGTAAGTAACTTAACTATCTTCACATCAACGTCGTTCAAGATGACCGCAGATGCGGACGAGACGGCGATCAATTTTAAAAATATGATTCAGTCTAACTTTATTTTTTTAAGGGAGATTGAATTTTATGCAACGGCAAGCAATACGGTAGGTGTACGGTGGAAAACATGCGGTCCGCAGCCGCGATTTGACGTTCCTAATTGGAGTTTTACAAATTTAACGGGCGTGACTGCATCTTTCACTCAGGGTGTTCTTGCCGAATTTTCAGAAGGATTTAAGCTTTTGTGGTCGCTAAATGACGGAACCAACAATTTTATGCCGTTCGAGTCAATAAATTCCCCAATTACGGGGTGTTCTATGCCTTCGGCCTATTGTTTTGATTTAATGTCAGTTGTTAAAAGTTTATTATATACCGTATTCCCTTCACTTTCATACAGCCTTTCGGGCGCAAGAGATCGGGATATTAAAAAAAACGTATACCTTTTGTACGGCCACACATTAAGGGTTGATTGCGTCCCGGTTCCTGGCACGATAAATATAGGCGGGCCTTACGTTGTTGCAAACTTAGCCTTCCCGGTTGATGAGCCGTACGGAATGCGTAGATACTTTCCTGGGCATTCAGGTGGCTTACCTGGTAGTTATGTAGAATTTATGACAACACAGCCCAAAAAGTACAGGCTATGCCAAAATTCAAATGCTTGGTTGTGGTTTTGGAACGCTTACGAATTGAACACTACTGTTAGATTCGACATAGTCACCAAGGCGGGACAATCAGCAAGAAAGGAGGTTAACGTAATAGAAAGCGCAGGTTCAGGAACATTTTTATCGG